ATACATACTAACTTAAAAGATATGCCAATCATCCCTAGTCGATATTAGTTGTCAACTAAATAATGATAGGTGCGACACTATGTCGCACCTAGAGTAGAGCATGTGGGCGGGTCCCACCCTTAGCTCGCTTCGCTCGCTTAATAGAGGTACCAAGTGGATTTGAAAAGTCGAACTTTTTAAATAGGGGGGAGGGGGTAAATCAAAAAATATGGTACCTAATATATCTACTATATTGTTTGATATAGACATAGATTGCTGATAAATACTTTTTAGTTACATAACTAAGATTATGCTTGATATAAAAAAAATTAATAAAATTGCAGACCCTAAAATAAGAAAGCAACTTAAACTAGATATTTTGGATAGTATCAAAAGAAAAAAAGATACTAAGCTTCGAACAGAATTTTTACCTTTTGTAAAACACATTTGGCCAGATTTTATTGAAGGGTACCATCATAACAAAATTGCTGATGCATTTAATAGATTGCGAACAGGAAAATTAAAAAGACTTATTGTTAATATGCCCCCAAGGCATACTAAATCTGAATTTGCATCTTACTTTTTACCGGCTTGGATGATTGGTAATGATCCTAAATTAAAAATAATTCAAGCGACCCACACAGCAGAACTTGCTGTAAGGTTTGGAAGAAAAGCTAAGACATTAATTGATTCAACTGAGTATCAAGATTTATTTAAAACAAGATTAAGAGAAGACTCTAAAGCTGCGGGACGTTGGGAAACAGATCAAGGTGGTGAATACTTTGCTGTTGGTGTCCAAGGTGCAGTGACCGGGAGGGGTGCTGATTTATTAATTATTGATGATCCACATTCAGAGCAAGATGTTTATTCTCCAACTGCATTTGAAAAAGCATATGAGTGGTATACTTCAGGACCACGACAACGTTTGCAACCAGGCGGAAGAATTGTTTTGGTTATGACAAGATGGTCAACTAAAGATCTAACGGCACAACTTGTAAATGCTGGAGCTAAAGAATCTAAAGCTGATCAATGGGAAGTCATTGAGTTTCCAGCAATTATGGATAGTGGTAAACCTGTTTGGCCAGAGTATTGGTCATTAGAAGATTTAGAAGCTGTTAAGGCTTCAGCAGGTATGGCTAAATGGAATGCTCAATATATGCAAAACCCAACTTCAGAAGAAGGGGCTCTTATAAAACGTGAGTGGTGGAAAGATTGGGACAAAGACTATTTGCCTGCGCTGCAACACGTCATACAATCCTATGACACAGCTTTTATGAAAAAAGAAACAGCAGACTATTCTGCTATTACAACTTGGGGAGTGTTTAAAGAAAATGATGACTCACCTGAACAATTAATTTTATTAGATGCTTTGAAAGAACGATTAGAGTTCCCTGATCTTCGAAGAGTGGCTAAAGAACAGTATGACTATTGGCAGCCTGAAACAGTACTGGTGGAAGCTAAAGCATCAGGACTTCCTTTAACTTATGAATTAAGAAAAATGGGAATACCTGTTGTTAATTACACACCGTCAAAAGGAAATGATAAACATAGTCGTGTAAACGCCGTATCACCTATTTTTGAATCAGGGATGATTTGGGCACCCAAAGAAAAAAGTTTTGCTCAAGAAGTTATTGAAGAGTGTGCTGCTTTTCCTTATGGTGACCATGATGACTTAGTGGATTCAATGACCCAAGCTATTTTAAGATTTAGACAAGGGGGCTTGATTCAGCACCCAGAAGACTATATAGAGACTGTAACCCCTAACAAAAAGAGAACTTACTATTGGTGATGAAAAAATTAACTAAAACAATACCGCCAAAGAAAGGACCTCAACCTCAAGGCTTGAATGTTGAGTATAATACTGTTAAGACTATAAAACTGGAGAAAATTAATGGCAGACATAGACAAAGCACTTCCAAACGAAGTTAAAAAATCTATCGAAATAGAGGGGCAAGAAAAAGCCTTAGAAGAAAATATTGAATTACAAGAAGCATTACCTGAACAAGGTGATACTGAAATTACTCCAACTGAAGATGGTGGAGTAGAAATAAATTTTGAACCAGGAGCCTTTAACCAAGCACAAAGTCAAAATCATTATGATAACTTGGCTGAACTACTACCAGAGGAAATATTATCGCCTCTTGGTTCAGAACTCTTTTCAAACTACACAGACTATAAATCTTCAAGAAGAGATTGGGAAAGAGCCTACACTCAAGGTTTAGATTTATTAGGATTTAAATATGAACAAAAATCAGAACCCTTTCAAGGAGCTTCGGGGGCCACGCACCCTGTACTAGCGGAAGCAGTTACTCAATTCCAAGCCTTGGCTTATAAAGAATTGCTCCCGGCCCAAGGACCTGTAAGAACTCAAGTCATTGGTGCAATAACACCAGAAAAAGAACAACAGTCTAATCGTGTTAAAGAATTCATGAACTATCAGTTAATGGATCAAATGAAAGAATACGAAGCTGACTTTGATCAAATGTTATTTTATTTACCTCTATCCGGTTCTGCGTTTAAAAAAGTTTACTACGATGAGTTATTAGGAAGAGCTGTTTCTAAGTTTGTTCCAGCTGATGATTTAATTGTTCCTTATTCAGCAACTTCATTAGAGGACGCTGCTTCTATTATTCATAGAGTTAGAATATCTGAAAACGAATTAAGAAAACAACAAGTTACAGGTTTCTATAGAGACATAGAATTAACACCCGGTTATGATGACCAAACAGAATTAGATAAAAAAGAAAATGAACTAGAAGGAATAAGAAGAGGTAGGAACGAAGATATGTTTTCTTTACTCGAATGTCATGTTAATCTAGACCTCGAGGGTTTTGAAGATCGAAGTCCCGATGGGGAACCTACTGGAATTAAACTTCCTTATATTGTAACGATCGAAGAAAACTCTCGTTCGGTTTTATCTATTAGAAGAAACTATGAAGTAGGAGATGAAAAAAGAACTAAGATCTCCTTCTTTGTGCATTTTAAATTTTTACCAGGACTAGGCTTTTATGGTTTTGGTTTGATACACATGATCGGTGGTTTATCAAGAACAGCAACCGCTGCACTTAGATCATTGCTCGACGCAGGAACTTTATCCAACTTACCCGCTGGATTTAAACAAAGAGGAATTAGAATTAGAGATGATGCTCAAGCCATTCAACCTGGCGAGTTTAGAGATGTAGATGCACCTGGTGGAAACATCAGAGATTCGTTTATGACTTTACCTTTTAAAGAGCCTTCTCAAACCTTATTACAACTTATGGGCGTCGTAGTACAAGCAGGTCAAAGATTTGCTTCAATAGCAGACTTGCAAGTAGGTGAGGGTAATCAACAAGCAGCAGTGGGTACGACAGTTGCGCTTTTAGAAAGAGGATCGAGAACAATGTCTGCGATCCATAAAAGACTTTACTCTTCTTTAAAGAATGAGTTTAGATTACTAGCAAGAGTTTTTAAATTATATTTACCAAAAGAATACCCATACGATGTTGTGGGTGGTCAAAGAATGGTTAAGCAAACAGACTTTGATGATAAAATTGATATTGTTCCAGTTGCAGATCCGAATATTTTCTCACAGACACAGCGTATTTCCCTCGCTCAGACGGAACTGCAATTGGCGCAATCTAATCCTCAAATACATAATTTGTATAATGCATACAGAGGTATGTATGAAGCATTAGGTGTGAAAAATGTAGATCTTATTTTAAAGAAACCACCTCAACCTATGCCTAAAGATCCAGCCTTAGAACATATTGATTCTTTATCTGGTGTTCCTTTTCAAGCATTTAAAGGTCAAGACCATAGAGCACATATTACAGCTCACTTAAATTTTATGGGAACAAATATTGCAAAAAACAATCCTGCAATTAATGCTTCTTTACAGAAAAATATTTTTGAACATGTCTCTTTGATGGCATTAGAACAAGTTGAATTAGAGTTTCAAAAAGAAATACAACAATTACAAACGGTTCAACAAAACCCACAAGCAATGCAAGACCCACAAATGCAACAAATGGTTATGCAATTAAATATGAGAATAGAATCTAGAAAAGCAATCTTGATTGCAGAGATGACAGATGAATTTTTAAAAGAAGAACAAAAAATTAATGGCAATTTTGGTAATGATCCAATTGCTAAACTAAAATCTAGAGAGTTGGATATAAGAGCACAAGAAAATCAACGTAGAAGAGAGCAAGATGAAGACAGAATTAGTCTTGATAAGATGAAAGCTATGATGAATCAAATGAATTTCGAAGAAAAACTAGATCAAACTGAAGATTTAGCTGAATTAAGAGCAGCAACTTCAATTACAAAGCAAGAAATGAGTAATAGGAATAAAAAAATATAGAAAAAACTCTAAAAAAAGAGTATTACAATTAAAAACGGAGATATTATGAAAAAAACTAAAAAAGAAGCTAAGTCTAAAATGGAAATTGGAACACCAGAAGGTGGAAAAGTAATCCAAACTCCAAAAGCTGACGAAGCTCAAACAGTTGAAGTTAGAGGCACAAGAAGAATGCTAGCTTCTAAAAGCAAAAAAGCAACTTGGTGCTAATATGTGGTTTTCGGCAATTAAATTAGCCGTTTCTGCTGGTAGTAAAATTTATGCTAACAAGCAGAAGACGAAGATGGCAATGTCTGACGCACAGCTTATGCATGCATCAAAAATGGCTCGTGGTGAGGAAGCTTACCAAGGCAAACTTTTAGAATCTAGACAATCTGACTGGAAGGACGAGGCAGTATTAGTAATCCTCAGTTTACCTATAGCAATTTTAGCTTGGGCAGTGGTATCGGACGACCCTACAGCAATGGACAAAGTAAAACTGTTCTTCGAGATGTTTTCAGAACTTCCGAAATGGTTTACAAATTTATGGATACTTGTAGTAGCAAGTATTTATGGTATAAAAGGAACACAAATATTTAAAGGAGGAAAAAAATAATGGCAAATTCAAGATATAATACACAAGTTACAAATAGACGTGGTGCTATGAATGGTGGCATGATGAAAAGAGCGGGTTATAAAGCTGGAGAAATAGTTGGTAAACAAAAAAACTTACCTCCATTTTTAAAGAAAAAAATATTAGCAGCTAAACCTAAAAACTCTAAGAAAAAATAATGGCAAAACTTTGTGCTAAAGGTAAAGCAGCAGCAAAGCGTAAATTTAAAGTTTACCCCTCTGCATATGCAAACATGTATGGATCAGCTGTTTGCTCTGGTAAAGTAAAACCAGGTGGCAAAAAGAAAAAACCTAAAAAGAGAAAATAATGGGTTTAAGAAAATGGGTGAACGAGAAATGGGTAGACATTGGAGCACCGAAGAAGGACGGCAAGTATCAACCTTGCGGAAGATCGAAGGGGAGCAAAAGAAAATATCCGAAGTGCGTACCACTTGCAAAAGCCACACGAATGTCAAGCTCGCAAAAGGCGAGTGCTGTCAAACGAAAAAGACAAGCAGGTAATACAGGACCTAAACCTACTAATGTTAAAACATTTACAAGAAAAAATATGAGTGGAGGAGGGATAGCCTAATGGCAACTAAAGGTAATCCAATCTCAAGAAGTAAAACAAACTACAGATCTACAAAATCTGGAGCAGGCATGACTAAGAAGGGTGTCGCTGCCTATAGAAGAGCAAACCCCGGAAGTAAACTAAAAACAGCCGTGACTGGAAAAGTGAAACCAGGATCAAAAGCTGCAAATCGACGTAAGTCGTACTGCGCAAGAAGTGCAGGACAATTAAAAAGGTCATCAGCAGAAACTCGTAACGATCCTAATTCACGAATTCGACAAGCACGGAGAAGATGGAAATGTTAAATGAGAAATGCACTACTACAAGCACTAGAAGATAAGTATAAAGCAGAAATATCTGCAGCAGATGCTACGATAAATATATACCTTACTAATTCAGTAGGGATTGGTGAGCATCCACAACACTTAGAAGAAATAGATAAACAATTAGATAAGATAGCTAACGCAGAAGAGAAATTAGATGCTTTGGAGTCTTTTCGAATACCAAAAGAGGAAGAATAATGATTGATAAAAAAGAAAAAAAGCTGTTAAAAAAACATAAAAAACACCATAGTACAAAACATATGGCTCAAATGAAAAAAGATATGAAAAAAGGCACTACTTTTAAAAAATCTCATAATAAAGCTATGAGAAAGGTTGGTAGTTAATAATGGATGAACTAACTTTAATTACAAAACTTCAAAAAGTATTGAAGGAAAGATACCAAACCACTGGTGAATCAATGCTAGCAGGTACTATTGACAATATGGAAAAATACAAATATATACTAGGACAGGCACATGCCTACCAATATATATCACAGGAAATCTCTAACCTGCTAAACAATAAGGAGCAAAAAGATGAGCAAGGAAGAAACGTTATCGACCTCAACAAAAGAGATCCCAAAGCATAAACACGCTTTGGAGGAAAAATATCAAGAAAATAAAAAAGAAGAAAGAGATCTTTCAAAAACAGAAGAGCATAGACTTCCTCAACCAACAGGTTGGAGAATTTTAGTTCTACCTTTTAAAATGAAGGATAAAACTAAAGGAGGTATCTATTTGGGAGATGCAACTTTAGAACGACAACAAGTCGGATCAAACTGCGGATTGGTTTTAGCAATGGGACCACACTGTTATAGTGGAGAAAAATTTCCAGAAGGACCTTGGTGTAAAAAAGGCGATTGGGTTGTTTTTGCAAGATACGCTGGAAGCAGAATTTTGATTGACGGCGGAGAAGTTAGACTTTTAAATGATGATGAAGTTTTAGCTACTATAAAAAACCCAGAAGATATCATCCATCAATACTAACATAGGAGAAAACTATGCCTGACGTAGAACAAAAAACTGTAGACGTAGATACATCTGGTCCCGGAGCCGAGGTTCAAATACCTGAAGTAACGAAACCAGAAAATGAAATCATAACAGAGGAAGTATCTAATGAAACAGTTATTGAAAACAATACTGAGTCCAATGACCCAGTTGAGAAACCTGATGAGCAGTCTAATGTTCAAGCAGAAGAAAAAACGGAACAAGAAACAGAAAAGAAAGTTGAAGAAGAAAATAAAAAAGAAATAGATGATTACAGCGACGGCGTAAAAAGAAGAATTGCTAAGTTAACTAAAAAAATGCGTGAAGCAGAGCGTAGAGAACAAGCTGCTTTAGAGTACGCAAAAACAATTAAGACTGAGCAAGATCAACTTAAATCTAAATACTCTAAATTAGACACAGGTTATGTGTCTGAAATGGAAAATAGAATTAAGTCTTCTATGGAAGCTGCTGCATCTAAATTAGCTAAGGCTAGAGAAGATGGCGATCTAAAAGCTGAAATAGCAGCTCAAACGCAAATATCTAAATTAGGTTATGAAGAAGCAAGATTAGCTGAAATCAAATCTAAACAAGATAATAAACCGGAATCTGTTAGAGAACCTGTTAAAACAACAGAAGTTAGACAACAGACAGTTCAAGAACCTATCAACCCTGATCCAAGAGCACAAACATGGGCTCAAAAGAATTCATGGTTTGGTAGTGAAGAGGCCATGACCTATACTGCCTTTAGTTTACATAAGAAACTAGTGGAAGAAGAAGGTTTTGACCCTCAAACTGATGAGTATTATTCTGAAATAGATAAAAGAATAAGACTTGAATTCCCGCATAAATTTGATACAGTGCAATCACAAACGATTAATAAACCTACTCAAGTTGTAGCTTCGGCCAACAGAAGTAGTAAACCTAATCGCAAAACTGTGAGACTCACATCATCACAAGTAGCAATAGCTAAAAAATTGAATGTGCCACTTGAAGAATATGCGAAACAATTAAAAATCACGAAGGAGTAAATGCATATGAAAAAAATAGAAGAAAATAAAGCTTCCCGTGCGAGCCAAACAAGAGTTAAAGAAGAACGAAAAAAAGTTTGGACTCCACCGTCATCTTTAGATGCACCCCCTGCGCCAACAGGTTTTAGACATAGATGGATAAGAGCCGAGTCTATGGGTTTCCAAGACACTAAAAACGTCGCTGGAAGATTAAGATCAGGTTATGAGTTAGTTAGAGCTGATCAATACCCAAACGGAGAATATCCAGTTGTCGAAGACGGCAAATACAAGGGAGTAATCGGAGTTGGTGGCCTAGTGCTCGCTAGAGTACCTGAAGAGATTGCAAAGGCACGTTCTGAATACTATGCCAAACAAGGTATAGAACAGGATGAAGCAGTAAACAACGATCTTTTGAAGGAAGAGCACCCAAGTATGCCTATCAATATTGATAGACAGACTCGTGTAACCTTCGGTGGTTCAAAGAAAAGTTAATTTATTAGCTATTCCTACCCAACGAATTAACATTAACCGTAAAACTATTAATAGTAGTTTTACTAAAGGAGAAAAAATATGGCAAACGTAGATCAAGCTTTCGGACTGAGAGCTATCGGAAAAGTTGGCCAGAATAGAGATAACCAGGGCTTAAGCGAATATCAAATAGCGGCAAATAGCACTGCAATATATCAAGGTGATCCAGTAATATTGGATGACACAGGGTTTATTGAAGTAGCAGCAGCCACTAACGTTAATTTGATAGGAGTGCTTAATGGTATCTTTTATACTGACGCAGCTACAAACAAACCAACATGGGCGAATCATCTTGCAGCATCTAATACTGCTACAGATATTCAAGGCTTTGTTGCAGACGATCCTTACGAAAGGTTCGAAGTGCAAAGTGCAGGAACGGTAGCAAGAACCAATATCGGTAATTGTGCAGACATCGTTTATGCAGCGGGCTCAACACCTAACTATGTATCAGGAGTAGAAGCTTCTGGAACTATGGCGGCGGGTACAGCTCAACTTAAAATAATTGGACTTGCAAAAACTCAAGATAACGCATTCGGCGCTAACGCTGTTGTTGTTGTTACGATTAATGAGCATATCCTCAAACAGACGGCAGGTATATAATTATGGCAATATCAAGATCACAGCTAGTTAAAGAACTAGAGCCAGGATTGAACGCCTTGTTCGGCCTGGAATATAAACAATACGAAAACCAACACGAAGCGATCTATACAAAAGAAACTTCGGACAGAGCTTTTGAAGAAGAAGTTATGTTATCTGGTTTCGCTCAAGCACAAGTTAAGCCTGAAGGTTCTGGCGTAGTTTTTGACAATGCTCAAGAAACTTTCACAGCTAGATACACTCATGAAACAATTGCTTTAGCGTTCGCAATCACTGAAGAAGCGATTGAAGATAACCTGTACGATAGACTTGCGTCTAGATACACAAAAGCGTTGGCTCGTTCAATGTCACAAACTAAGCAAGTTAAAGCTGTAAACCCGTTAATCCAAGGATTACCGACTACAAACAACTTTAATTCAGGCGATGGTGTTTCTTTATTTAACACTGCTCACCCGACAATTGCTGGTAATGTGGCAAACACGTTAGCAACTCAAGCTGACCTTAACGAAACTTCATTGGAGCAGTCTTTAATAGACATCGCTGCAATGACGGACGAAAGAGGTTTAAAAATTGCTGCTAAAGGAATGAAAATGATTATTCCTTCTGCTTTACAATTTACAGCTGACAGATTGATGAAATCTGCAGGTAGAGTTGGAACAGCTGATAATGACATAAATGCAATCAAAAGTATGGGAATGATTCCACAAGGATATGTGGTTAACAATTTCTTAACTGACACAGATGCGTTTTACATCATTACAGATGTGCCTAACGGAATGAAGTACTTTGACAGAGCACCTATCACTACAAAAATGGAAGGTGACTTTGACACAGGAAATGTTAGATACAAAGCTAGAGAAAGATACTCATTTGGAGTATCTGACTATAGAGGTATCTTCGCTTCTGAAGGTGCATAATTCGTACTAAAACAAATTAAAAAGGGGGCTTTCGAGTCCCCTTTTTTTATGGTAGAAAGAATAATTCCAATGAAAACATTTTTTATAAAAATAAGAGCCTATGGCTACATGACTCAATTTGAAGTTAAAGCTTTAGATAGCGCTAAATCCTTGGAAGACGCTATAGTTGACAAACTAGGAAAAAATGATATTAATTGGGATGTGTCGGAGTTTTATTCTTTGACAAAAAAATGGATAACTTACGAGGAGATCCAAGATGGAACACTTAACGGACCTATACAAACAAAAAAGGTCCTTGGAGTTGAACTGGGAACAGGAGCATCTTAAAGAGGGTAGATATACTCTTGATATGGTTAAAATTGATCATAAAGTAAGAGAAGTGATCAACCATATTAAAATGGCTGAAGCATTAAAAGCACATCAGTCAAACAAAATAGATGATGCTGCACCCAAAGTTTCTGTAGCTACTTAATAAAAAGCTACATCGTTGAAATCGCACTTTCTATTAAGGCTCTCTTGCACTTCATACAAAACTAAGCTATAAATTACTCACCATACATTAATAAAACAAAATAAATGTAGACGCGTATGGTCGACATCCCTAGAGGACTACATTTATGTATTCTAGGAGGAATATAACATGGCAAACACAACATTTTCAGGACCGGTAAGATCGGAAAACGGTTTTGACATGATAACTAAAAACACAACTACAGGCGCAGTTACAGCTAACGCATCTTACGATAAAGGTATTAGAGGCGGAGTACAAACTTTATCTGGTGCTGGTGCAGTTGATTTAGTTAACTTAATAACTGAGATAACTACTACTGGAGCTAATGCATTAACTTTAGCTAATGGAACAACTTCAGGACAAGTTAAAATAGTTAACATGATTGTTGATGGTGGAGATGGAACTTTAACTCCAGTTACTTTTGCAAACGGAACTACAATTACGTTCGATGCAGTAGCTGAGTCAGCTACTCTAGTTTGGAATAGTACTATTGGTTGGGTCGCAACTTCAGTTCAAGGTGCAACAATCGCGTAATAGATAATTATGTGGGTGAGAAACTTTGAGACTTTTTGATCTTGATACTCACCCGCACCAAAAAATAAGGAGAGTAAAACATGGCAGGTGGCGGATCATTTTCAAGCGATCAAAAATTTAGTACGTTAACAGCGGACGGTAGTTTTAAAACTATAACAGGTGGTTCTGTAAATTTAGGGCCATGTAGAGTAACTTATATTCAAGCTGCAGGAGTAGCTAGTTCTACAGTTAAACTACATGATGGTTCAGATGATACAGGTTCTTTAGAATTACAAACAAGTTTTGGAACAGAAGGTTGTGATATTTTTGTTCCTGGCTCAGGTATAAGATTTAAAACTGGAGTGTATTTAGATTTAACTAATACAACTTCTGTAACAATAGGATACACAGGATAATGAAATCAGACGTAAAAGCAGTTAGAAAAACATCAACAGGTTCAGTCTTCGGAGGAAGAACTAGATTAAGAGGAATTATTTTAGCTTCTTCTGGATCAGCAGGTTCAGTAACTTTACAAGACGGTAATTCTGTTACACAATTTCAAGTAGATGTTCCAGCTGGAGACGTGTTTTCATATAATTTAGCAGAAGATGGTATT